GGCGCGGCTGGCGGCGTAGGCCAGCATGATCGCCACCGCGGCGTCGCCGTGGCGCTTGCCGCCGTCCGCGCCATCGGTGCGCACATCGGGTATCAGCGGGATGCCCTTGTCCACCACCACCAGGCGCAAGTCGTCCAGGATGTAGCGGTCCATCGGCAGCTCGATCCCGCCATCCTCGAAAGCCGCTTTCAGCGGCGCGGTGTTGTCCCGGTACCAGGGGCGCGACAGCATCACCTGCTCGATCAGCGTGGCGCCGTACTTCTGCATCGCCTTCTCGCCCAGGTACTGGCCGTTGCCGCGTGCGTCGAGCTTGCCGGCCCGAAAGCGCGGCAGCCGGTCGCAGATGTAGAAGAACGCCTCGCGCTGCTGGTCGAACGGGCAGTTGCGCAGCTCGAGCAGGAATGGGAAGCGCCGGCGCAGGTTGGCCAGCAACTGGCACGGCGCCATCACCGTAAGGTCGCCCGTGCGCCCGAAGTCTTCGCCGATGAAGCTCGGCGCCTCCGGATCAAGCGCCAGCAGCAGCGGCAGCACGTGGGTGTCGAGCCATTCGCGCATCTCGGCCGTGCGCAGGTGCTCGGGCCAATGCACGAAGTCCGGGGCCGGTGGTGCCCAGCGCAGCACCGGCAGGTCCTTGTTCATGCGCTGCTCGATCAGCGCGCGCGTCAGCCAGCTGCCCGATCCGTTCTTGGGGATGCAGTCCAGCTCCTCGCCGGCGTTGTCGCCGTACTGGGCATAGATGCCCTGCACCCACGTCTGCTTGTCCGCCTCGGTGGGCTGCACGCCGCGGCGCAGGCACACGCGCTCGTACAGCCCGGCCTCCAGCGCATCGCGGAAGGTGATCGTGTGCACGCTGTACGGGTACTTGCCCGCACGGATGTCCTTGATCCACTCGTTGAACGGGTTGGCGTCGCCGTCGTGGGTGCTGATCACATGCACCTGGCCACCCCAGATCAGCAGCGCCATCGCCGCCTTGAGCAGCTCGCCCAGGTTCGAGTGGAACGCCGCCTCATCGATGATCACCCGGCCCTGCTTGCCGCGCAGGTTGCGCGGCGAGCTCGACAGCGCGGTGATGCGGTGGCCCGATGCGCAGCGGATCGTGAAGGTGAGAATGCTTTTCTTCTCGTCGCCTTCGATGAAGACTTCCTCGCCTTGCTCGATCTCGCTCGCGGCCATGCCGTAGAACTTGAGCCAGTCGCCGCAGTCGCGGATGAACTCCTCGGCCATGTCCTTCGTATAGCCGATGTACCACACGTCCATCCCGCTGGCCGATGCCGCCAGCAGCGCCGAGTCGCCCGCTTCGCCCCAGCTCAGGCCGATACGGCGAGACTTCTCGCAGAACTTCACCGGCGTGGCGTCCTTGGCCCAGCGCTGCTGGTAGGGCAGGAAGGCCATGGGCGTGCGCGCGTCGCGCGGCTCGAGAGCCTTCGCGATCGGGGTCAACTGGGGCGTGCTCATCAGCGCAACCAGAACAGCAGGGCGAAGTCGGCAAAGCCGAACACGCCCATCAGCCACATCAGCATCACCAGGTAGCCGATCACGGTGGCGGCAAGGCGGGAGAGGTCGACGAGGAACATCACACCACCCCCAGAATCTTCTGCCGGATCAGGTCCGCCGCCTCATCGCTCAGCCCGCTCGCCTTGGCCTGCTTAACCGCCTCGGTCGCCGCCTTCTTCGCCACCTCCTGGCGGATCACCAGGATCCGCTCGGTGGTCAGCTTGTCCGTGCTCGCCAGGTCCTTCATGGCTTTCGCCAGGAACATCACCTCCTGCGCGTCGCCGCCTTCCTCCCGGTCGCCGATGCTGCCCAGGGTCTGGAATGCCACGCTGCGCAGCATCTCGGGCAGCAGCCGGGCCACGTCGCCGTCGGGCTCGTGCTCGAACTTCTGCACCCACACCTTGGCCACCTCCTGCGCCTCGCGGTACCGGCGCATCTGCTCCTCGGCGCGCTGGGCGTAGCGGCCCAGGGCGCTGCGGCTCACCGGCGCGTCGCCGCCGTTGATCGTGGCCAGGTGCGCCAGGATGTCGTCGAGCGTGTGGCGGCCGTCGCGGATCAGCTCGTCCACCGCGCCGCGCAGGCGCGTGTCCAGCTTCTGGATGCTGCTCTTGCGCGCCATGGCCTCAGGCCCCAGGCGCAGGGCGCGCCACGCCCGGCACCACCACGCGGCCGTGGGCCACATCGGCGCCGCGCTGGGTCAGGGTGGCGATGCTCACGCCGGCCAGCGCCTCGAGGCGCAGCAGATCCTGCTCGGCCAGCCACGCCAGGTCGCTGCCCAGCCTGTCCATGCCCACCGCGTGGCCAAAGCCATCCAGGGCGCGCTGCAGCAAGAAGGCATTGCCGCGGTAGTCCGGCGCCTGCTCCAGCAGCCGCAGCACCACCAGACGGCGGTCTGCGGTCACGTGTTCGGCGAATGCATTCATTGCTTGCCCCCGGTCGTCATGAGGTAGGTGTGGATCAGGTGCAAGGTGTTGTTCGCGCCCTTGAACTCCCCCTGCAGGCTGGCCAGCGTCTCGCCGACCTGGTCCATGCGGGCGTGGATGCGCTTCAGGTCGTCGTGGCTGGGGGCGTGCTGGATGTCTTTCTCGACGCGCGATAGGCGGTCGCCGTGGTTGTCCATGCGGTGGTCCATGTCGCTGCGCAGCCCCTCGATCCGCGACTGCAGGCTTGCCTGCAAGCCGTTGATGCGCTCGGTGGTCACCCGGTTGCGGTTGGCCAGGTAGGTGTAGATGGCCGCGATCCAGATCACCAGCGTGTTGGTGATCTGCAGCCACGTCTGTACGTCTTTCAGTTCCATGCTGGCACTCGTTCTGCGTCGGGGGGTTTGTCGTGCCAGTCGATCAGGGCGTCGAGCCGGCGGGCGCACTCGTCGTAACGGGCGCCGGCGGTCAGCGCCCAGCGGGCAAGGTCGGTGTCGCTGGCGCTGCGCTCGTCGGGCTCGAGCTCGGTGCCGAGCTGGGCACCGCCTGCAGGCTGCGCGGAATCGCCGGCAGAGTGGGCGCCACCCGCTGCAGCAGCGCGGCGGGGGGCTGCGGGCACGGGGCGGGCGGCAATGCCGGGGGCACGGTCGAGCACGCGCAAAGCAGCAGCGTCAAGGCAGGCACGGCCCTGCGTGGCCAGGTCAATCTGTTCATGGAGTTCGCCTCTCAGCAGCTCGGCCGCGCGAGTGGCGGCCATCAGTTCCTCAGTCAGCACATCGCCACGCGCCTGGGCGGCCTGCAGGTCTGCCGCGGCACGCTCGGCAAGCACGCGCCACTGCTCGGCGTGCTCGCGCTTCACGGCCTGCAGCGCGGTCTCCAGGGCGGCAATCTCGCGCGCCTTGAACACGCCGTTGATCCACCCGCCGGCCAGCGCGGCCAGCACCAGCACCACGGCGATGCCGACCATTTTCGTGGCGCCACGAAATTGATCCACCCACAGCGCCAGCGGGTTCATGTGCGGATCGCCTGGCTGGTCACGATGCGCAGCATCGCATTCACCACCGGCAGGCCCACGGCCACGGCGGTGTACAGATTCACCGGCAGCAGCGGCTGCAGCATGCCGGTGCTGGCTTCCAGCGCCAGCAGGCCGGCGGCCAGCACGTTGATCCAGATCGTGCGGCTGTGCCACCAGTGCTTGCAGGTGGCCACGGCGTGGGCATCCGCCTCGGGGGCGCCGGGCTCGACGGCGTAGTCGCGGGGGGCCTCCATCACGCACGCTCCTGGTCGTCACAGTCGGCCGCGTCGGCGTCGTCGGTCTGCGGCAGCTCGCGCACCACGAGCACGTTGTTGCGGTTCAGGTGCACCATCGCCGAGCCGCCCGGCGGCAGCTCATACACCCGCACCGGCTGGTCGCTCACCTGGCCATACAGGTCCACGTGATAGACATCGGCGCGCAGTTGCGGCGCCCCCTCGGGTTCGTGATGCGTCACGGTCACGTAAATGCTCACGGCCGCTGCCTCCGCTCGATCAGGATGTTCTCGGGCTGCGGCTGCATGCCGTTAGCCAGCCAAGCGGCCACATCGAACCCGGGGCACACCTTCTTGGCGCCCGTGTCGCGATGCCCGCAGATGCCGCGCCAGTACGTCTCGGCGCTGGCGTGCTGATACGGGATGCCATGCCGGCGGCACAGGTGCTGAACCTGCTGCGCAAGCTGGTCCCACTGCAAGGGGGTGAAGGCGTCCGTGCCGATCAGGCAGATCGACAGGCTATTGGCGTTGTGCCCGCGGGCATGCGCGCCGGGCTCGGACTCGTGCCGGCCGGTGGCCAGCCCGCCATTGGTGTAGATCACCCAGTGATAGCCGATCGCAGTCAGCGAGGGGTTCCACTTGCGCGCCTCGTCGGTGCGCGGCTGGCGCTTGAAGCCCGCCTGCTGGTGCCAGTAGTCGATGTCCAGCGTGCTGGTCCAGCGCCCGTTTGGCGTGGCCGCGCAGTGGATGATCAGCGAATCGATTCGGCGTAGATAGCTCATGCCCGCAGGCTACGCGCGCGCGGGAGGAGGGCCGAAGTAAAGGGGTTTGGGGGTTTGGGTGGGCGCGCGCGTGGGCTCAGCGCGCGCCGATGTCCGACCACATGAACAGGTGACTCGTCATCCGCTGCCAAGGGGTCAGCGTCTCGAAGTCCTGCGGGCGCTCGCTCCGCTTGATGCCTTCGGCTGCAGCTGTCTCGTTATGGCAAAGCAGGTCGAGCGCGTGATAAATAGGCGGCTCGTCGCGCTCGATCTTCAAGCGCTCAACCTGGTGCGCCACCCATGTTTCCGGCGCATCGTTGCCGCTGAGCATCGCAATCTCCAACTCGGCAAATCGCACTTTTAGTTCGCGATGCAATGCGGCTCGGCTGCTGTAGCCGAGCACCATATCCACAGCCGCCATCAGCGCCGC